AGGGCTTCACGGCGTGCCAGGAGAGACATGCAGTCCTCCAGTTCATTCGCCATGTTGTCGGGCCTGATCGAAATGTTCTCGTTCTTGATCTGCGCTTCGGCAGCACTTCTGAACATTGCCCTGGTGTATCCGAAAACCAGTTCGCTCAATCCTGTTCTTTGGGCAAACTGATCTAGGATGGCCTGAATAATGTCCCAAAGGTCTTTCGTTACTTGAGGCAGCTGGAAGACTGACACAATGTCTTCGATCCGGCGACCTAGCAACTCAGACATTTCAACAATCTTGAAGCCGCCCTCAGACGGGGCAAGCAGCTGGTCTTTGATTGTTTGATCCGCAGCCTTCTGTACGGCAACAACTGTTTCGCAGCTTGTGGCAATTCGCGTAGCAAGAAAACTGAAGCACCAGTTGAGTAGCCGCAACTCGCCAATGGCTGGCTTAATATGCGAGATAGGCCATGCGTAGCCGGGTTTTCGGTGGAACGCTAACATCGTGAACGGCCAGCCCTGCGGATCGGCATAAAAGGGAATCGGCCACGCGACTCTGGTCAACATGCTTTGCGGCAGACCCTGCTCGTCCACTTGCTCCTGCATGATTTCTGGCGGCAAGTTTAGAGGGTACTCAACGCCTTCGCAGATTACGAGATAGCAGTAACGCCCAACCGCATCAAAGATTCCCTTGTTGTCCTTCGGGGAATCCTTAAACCTGTCACCCATCCCCGTCTTTGACCACACCTTGTAAAAGGTGATAAGCTGGTTTGTGGTGTCTTTCTTGCGGTTCTTGCCCCGTGGCTCCTTTTGCAGCTGCGTGCCGTTGCCTTCGAGATGCCGACGCAAGTCTTCTTCAGGCACTCCGTAAGTCGCAGCAACCTCCTGAATTGGACGCACGCACTTGCGAGCGCACCACAGCATGTCATCTTCGTTATCAAAGTCTGGATCGATGAGGAGGTTATCTACGCTGTCATAAAACGAACCAACCATTTTCATTGGTGGCTGCTGCGGATCACCGCTCGTATCGACAGATACAAGCTCTGTCCAGAAAACCCCGGCCCCCTTGATCATCGCCTCGTTAACCACCTTGCGTGCCTGACGCTTTAAATCAAGCTCGACAGGGGTAAAGTTAAGGTACGAGTTAAGCAGCTTGGCGGCATTTTCTTTTTGCCGACGCTCCTCCTCAAGACCCTTAACGGTCATCAAGATAGCCTGCTGCTCTGGGCTTGGCATTCCACCTGGGCCAGCAGGCATATCAAGCCCCATATCCATCAATGGGATATCAGGCTCCTGCATCACCGTTACTGTGCGAACAGGATTGCGGTGGTATATAACACTCGCGAATATCTCAACAAGCTCGAATACCTTATTCAGCTGCATCCTGAAACTGGGGGGGGCAATACTGCTATTGTACCCCCTCTCGCCTCTGGCGTAGCCGTCCTTCCACATCCAATTGTGGTCGCCGTCGAAGAACATTGACGCTTCTTTGGCGATCTCATCAAACGGCTTTTTGTACTTTTCAGCTGATTTAAGCTTCTTGATCCAAGTACTTACGCACTGCCGTAGTGGGTTGTTACTTGGCAGTCTTTCGGCCATTTGAGTTGTTTCCCATTAATTCGCGTAGTGTCGCAGTGGACTTGGCAAAGTCCCATACACCAAGGTCTTGCCAGCCGTTATCTTTCTTGAGGGCCGGGTCATCCTTGTGGTGGACGCTTGTATGCACAAGTGCGTACCCCGAAGGGGAAAACGTCAAAATTCTTATGGTAGTGTCGCCGGGTTCTGCTACTACGAATCCGATTGTCGGATCACTAAAGTTGGCATAATCCATGCTAAAAAGAACAATGTCGCCAATGTTTGGCATTGGCATCTTCCATCCATCGTCAGTTGTGGGCATCGGCTGATCCTCCTTGTGGCCCTAAATATACAAAGCCAGGGCCGTCTTCCCCCCGCCTTTTTTTACGTTCCGCTTGCCACTTAACCCACCAAGGTTCAGGCTCGCCGTTCCTGAGAGGAGGTTTGTGATAAGCGGGGCGGTATGCGCAAAGGTACTCCAGGCACTGGCATATATGAACTTCGCCTTTTGTGTTCGGCTTATCGGTGACAATAGCCGTGCCCGCTACATGATTGACCAGTTTCCGGTAGCGTTTGATCTCTCGCTCTAGGTCTGGGCACGCCCCACGCAAGACTCGAAGCTGCGGAGTGCCGCTTGGCCTAATGTGCAACGCCGTGCGGGTTGACTCCCCACGGGCAATAATATCATCGCACCCAGCCAAGAAGCTCGATCCAGTAACCTCTGAACGCACACCATGCTGGATTAGCTTTTCAGTATATTGCTCGACCGGAAGGCGACCTGACCCGATGTCTCTCAGTCTCCCACCGTGAGCGTCAATGATAAATGCGTGAAAGTGGTAGTCCCTGACTTTCTCAGCGAACTTGTCGCCAAAGATAGTTGCATTGCATTGCCGCAGATACAGCTGGTCATAGCAAAGCCAAAAGTCCCCGCTTGGTGGGACGGCCATGAACAGCACTGCCGTCACAGCATGACCTGGGTCAATGGCTGCATACCTCGTCCACTCGTGAGGAACAAATCCGCCGGGAAGCTCGTCGCGCTCCATCCCATGAATACGCATGTCGAAATTAGGAAACACAAGCACTGAGTCGGTGATGAAGTCACCCTCCGCACGCATGCGAAGAACGTCCTCACCGTTTGCCGCCCACCGCTCAATACTCTTCCTCTTCTCGTCGCTATCCAAGTAGGGATTGTCGAGGAATCTAAGCTTAAACAGCTTAATGTCCGACTCTTCCCCAAGGGCTTCCTCACTGGCGTCTGCTCGTTCTTTCAAACCAAGCAATGCATTGTTCGTTGAGTGCGGCATAGCAGACCAGCAGAACCGGCCTTTCCTATCGACCAAACGGGCCTGCATTTCTGGAACCCACAGTTCTGAATTAATATCCTCGTCAATGTGGCAACGGTTCGCCTGGAAGCCCTGTGGCGGCTCGCCCTCGCTACTAAAGAAGTGGATTTCCCAGCCATTGTGCAGCGTACATGACTGCATGTAGTTGGCACTTTTAAGCACCCAGCTGGTCGATTTAATAAGGCGGGGAGGGATGAGGGGAGGTGCTGGCTTAGTCTCGTCTTTCCTGTGTTCGTCGGTGGCCGGGTTGTACGCCCTCCACTCGCCAGTGACCTCATCTTTTATTATCTTGAACGCCCCGGCACGGAACAAATATGGCACTACCGTAAGACCTATGTGTTTCCAGTCCTTTCCAACAATGACAAGAATGCCGTCACGTTCTGGATACTTTTTGTAGGGGTCTTGGCCCGTTACCGCACGGGCGTCCTCTATGAAAGTGCAGAGGGACTTCCCTGAACGGTTGCCGCCGATGACAAGGACTTCACTCGCTTTCGTTGAGTGAATCTTCTCCTGATTCGGATTCGGCCTGTAGAGCTTCAGTGCCTCCAGCTGCCGCCCCTTGATCTCGCTCTGCAAGTCCTTGAGCGATTGCTTCTGGAATTGCGTCAGCGACGATTTCTTCGGGACTTGGGGCGGGGAGACCTTCGGGTGTTTGCGTCGTGGCATCGATGGTCAGTCCTTTGTAGTCAGCTGCAACCTCTGCTATTCGCTTCTCTAGCTCTTCTTCAAGCTCCTCTTCAGACCAAAGCTGTAACGGCTTCTTCGCCCCGCCTGTCTCGACATTGCGTGTGACGAGCCTGCACATAGTTTCGAGCAGTCGGTTGCGTTGACTGCCACCGGGCTGTGCATCCCAGTATTGCTTGACGAGAACGGCACTAAAGCCACCCACTCCACCAAAGTAGTCCATTACCTTTTCGACTACTTCGGCGGTGTGCGGGATGTTGCTGCCACCAGATGCAACGGACTTGAGAAAGAGGTTAACCCCAGCTTCCTCAATCTTGTCCATCGACTCCTTTTGCTTCGCCTGCTTGCGGAGCCTGCTCGCCTTCTTGGCCTTGGCGATGCAGGCGAGGCACTCTGCGGTGAAGTAACCCTTGCCGTTTTGAATGCGATAGCGGAAGTGGTCTTTGTCCCTTGGGAACTCTTTTCCGCAGATAGAGCAAGTCTTGTTTTCCATGGCGGTACATATGCTAACAGCCCGTGGGGGTGAGCCACGGGCTGTTTTGCATATCCAGAAAGACAAGGATCATCAGATCATGTCACTGTGGAGATTGACGCGAGTCTTGCCCACTGCGGCTGCTGTGTTCCCGCCCTCGATCTGCTGACCGATGGCCTTGGTGCTGCCGGTAGAGGCAACCGATCCAGCGGTGGACGAGACCTTAACAGCAACGCCAGCGTTGATGGCAGTGGCGGTCTGCTTGACCGAAGTCGGGCCTTTGACAACCAGCCAGACAATGTCATTCGTCCGCAAAGCCCCTGTCAGGTACTCATCCAGTACGCCGTAGGCGAGGCCAGCATCGACATTAGCCGACGTTGCTTTGCTGGTGAACTCCGTAAGTGGAGCGGCAACGTCAAAGGCGTAAACCTCTCCAGCAACCGTCGAGCCGTCCTGAACAGTCGCACCCTTATAGCGGGCAGCAACACAATAAACGAGCCGGTTGCTGTGACGCTTTCCGTCGCCAGCCGGTTCAGCGTCTTGGAACGCTTTAACCTGACCAACAACTTCGCCACCCGCAATCGGGTTGCCAGCAGGATCGAGATCAATGCTCTCGCCTGTCAGCAGTGTACTTCCCCGCCGGAAAAACGGGTCTGAAAAAATACTTGACATTCGCTTTTACTCCTAGCGTTTATCAGGAAATCCCGTCGAGCAGGAAAAAGTTTCTTGGACTACGGAAACGGAAGTTACCAAGCGTGCTACATGCGTAGCGATAACTTTGCGTTTCTTCGCTGTAAAACGGCCCCTCCGCTACCATGAGCTGATTTTCGAGGCAACGCATTTCCATGTTACCAATGGAGAGACCAAAGCCCTTACCAGCGGGGCAAGCGTACTCCGACGTAACTTCGACGCCGTCGAGCATGATGGTGTCGGTGAAGCCCATGCTTCGCAGACCACCTTCCTTGCTCACCATGATCCGCTCCTTATCATTGTACTGATTGAGGAACGTAACATACAGGTGGCGATCAAGCACAATGAGGTCAACCTGTGCCTCACGGGTGTCGTTACGCTTGGTTTGCTGCAAGCCTTCTCGCATGGCAAAGACACAGTTGTCTTTCCAAGTGTTGCCGCCACCAGTGCCATTGAAGGTGGTAGCGTTATAGTTCACTATAACAGGGCTGTAAAAGTCCAGTTCAGGATCAACTGGCACATCCGGCCACGTTCCAGTGGTTGCACCGATCCGGCCACCACCGTAGTACTTTGGCTCAGTCGAGAGGCCAGCGTAGTTATCCTCTGGGTAACCAAAGCGGTCAGCACTGTTAGCTGCACGCTGGTCGGCAACGCCAGCACCAGCAGCCTCGCTTACAGTACCGTTGTACCCAAGAAAGCTCATCAGGCCGTGGAAGTCGTTCTCGTGGCCCGCAGCGTTACCATCCCGATAAGGCTGGTAACTCAAATGCTGCTCAAGCGACTCCTGAAGCCTCTCAGCCATCTTGGATGCTACATCGACCAGGGCTTGCTGCCCCCGGTTCTCCAGCATCTCACGACGGTAAATCGCGTCTGTGGAAGTAAACCCCCTCCAGGGTAACTCTGCGCGCTTCCACATGTTAATACGGCTGAAGGTTCTAGGAGTGTCACCTGTATTTCCGGTAACGGGGGCGTTACGCCAACGAACATTCCAATCGAAGCCCCTTCCACTTTGGTTCATCACGACATTGCCGGATGACTCAAGAAGTGCAAAGATTTTGAACTTACGAAAGGTGGTAAGCTCTTCTTCCCGAAGGTGGTTTACAATGGTCGTCGCAATAACGCGACTCCAATCGGTGGGGCTGGCCATATGTTCAGTTCCTTAACTGTTGAAGATGCCCTGTTCTTGAGCAGCTGCCATTAGCCGCTCTTCAAATGTCATTGGTTTCTGGGGTGTACCAGCGTTCGTGTTATTAGCTGACCTTTGATTTGCGGTTCTCATCGCCTGCTGGCGAAGGTACTCCATGTTCCGCTCATCTCGTGTCGGCTGTGGTTGTGCCGCCGGTTGCTGCATCTGCGGGGCTTGTTGCTGCTGCTGGGGTTGTTGCATTTGACGAAGGGTTGTTAGGAGCAAGTCCCGCTCAACCATTTTCGTCGCATACTCCCAGCGAGCCTTCGGCCCGTTGATGCCAGCACTTTTGGCGTCGTTAATATATTTCTGGACTGCGAGACCCTCCGCAGATACATTCCCACTTTCGTCATAGAGCCAATCTTTGTTTTGCTCCTCCAAGCTCTGAACGAAGGATTCGTCCTGCATTCTGCCTAAACGCTCACCAACAATGGCCTCTGCCCGCTGTGTAGCGAACTTTTCAACCATTGGCCCAAGGGCTTGCTCTGGGTTGTCTAGGAACTTCTGGGCAAATTCGGCACGATAGGTCATGTAGTCTTCGAGAGCCGCCCGTGCATCCATCGGGGCGTCTGGGGAGATAATCTCTCGACCGTTCTCATCCCTCGTCAAATACCTTTTGTAGCTATCTTTGACTTCAGGCGGATTCCACCAGCCCTTCTCAGGTGCAGCTGCTGGTGCAGGAGCCTGCTCCCTTGGTGCGGCCTGTGCAGCCTTCCACGCCTCATACTGCTGGCGATTGTTGAGATATTCCTGGGCTACAGGAACAATTGACTGATACTGCTGAAGGGCACGGGCGGCATGCTCTTCACGCTGCATTGCCTCGTATAGCCTCTGGGCGATGGCATTATCGTCCTGCCCAGAGAATTGCTCCATGTTTCGGAAGTGCTGCCACACCTCTGGCGGTGCTTCAGCCTCGCCACCAGATACCTCGACCTCAGAACCCTCTGGGGCTTCAACGTCAGCAACTTCGTTATCAACGTCTTCCGAAACGTCCTCGTCACTCATCGCCTTCTCCTGAACGGGGGTGCAGTATTACCGCAAGGCGGTATTATGCCAAAGTCCATGCTTGGCTAGAAAACACGATTATTTGCCGCCCTGCATTGCTTTGAAATAATCGTCGCCAAGCTGCTTGTAGCCAGAGACATACCCCTTCCGTTTGCCGCCAAGCTTGGAGTAGTACTCTGGATCGTTGGGGTCTAGTTCCTCTGCCAAACTGTTTTCCTTTAAGCCAGTGAATGCATCTAGCCCAGCGGCGGCGGAAATGCCCAGGCTCGTGGCAGTGTCCTCTACAAACTCGTCGGCAGGGTCAGCAACAACCGCCATCCCCGTGCCAGCCCCCTTCAGGAGCCTTGGGATAAGGGTCTGGCCCGTT